GATGCGTATCCATAGCGCGAGCCTGATATCAGAGACCAAGACCTTCGTGGCTTCTGGCACGAGTTATGCCGCCAAGATAGGGGAAACTGACGATCTGGTCATGGCCACCCTGCTGATCGTGCGCATGCTGACCGTGCTTAAAGACTATCACAAGGACATAGACACCAATCTGCGCGACCATGAAAACCTGATCGAGCCCTTGCCCTTTGTCATGACCATGGGCTAAATATACCATCATGCAAGATACCGCTGCTGTAGACCTCTACGACCTTCTAGTAACGCGCGATTTCGAGCCCGAGATCCTGGACGCCCAGGGCAAAAGTGTGACAGATCCCGCGGAAGCGGAGATGTTTTCATTCGACTGGAAGACCCAGGACAACAACTACGGCACCGTGGTCGCTCTCCTGGGCGGGGACAACAACCTGGAGATCTACTTTGGGGACAACCTGGGACGTGGCATGGAGCCGGAAGATCGCCGAGAATGGTATCAGTTCCTGGAGCAGATGAAGCAGTTCGCTAGCAGGAACATCATGGACTTCGAGATCAACAATCTCAGTCGGCTCAAATATACCATGCAGGGCATGGCCGCTATCAAGGAAGGCCTGTTCGAGGGCTATTATGGCACCCGCAAGGTCAGCTACAGCGACCAACCGAAAAAAACGCGCCTGATGATCAGGCACAGCCGGGACCTGGGCGAAGGCGATGCCCGACATCGCAACATCGATGCCCTGTTCGTGGAAACGCAAGATGGCAATCGTTTCCGCTTGCCGTTCAAGAAACTGATCGGTGGTCGTGCCATGGCCCGGCACATCTCTGAAGGTGGCACGCCCTACGATGCGTTCGGCCAGCACATCACAGAGATGATGTCAGAGATGGACACCATGGCCCGCTTCGTGCGCGCGGCCAAACATCGTGGATTCACCGGTGAGGCAGGGGCCATGGTGGAATCGGCCATCCGTCACTATAGCGATCTCAAGAGCAAGGCCAAGCGCATGATCAGCCAGCGCGGCTATCGCGAAGAACGAGACGCGTTCCGACCAGACCAATTCACGGATGCAGCCGTCACGGCCGAAGCCATCAGAGATATGTTTATCGAGCAGACCCTGGATCACAGGATCGAGGAAGCATTGCCCGTGCTGGCGCGCCTGGCCGAGCAGCAATCAGCCATGACCGAAGCCGACCAGTTTGAAGTCTGGGCTGCCGGAATGGTAGAGGGCCGCGATCCCAACCGACTGCAAGATCTCATGGCGAAAGAACTGACGGTGGGTCCAGATGCTGCCAACGCCACCGAGCAACTGTATGGTGTGCTGGATGACGAAGAGCTGTTTGACATCCTACGTGCTGTGGCTGATCAAGATCCCGATGCCAATGCCTGGGAAGATCCAGCGGTTCTCCGGCGCATGGCCGAACTGGGCATTGAGATGCCAAGGAAAGAGCCCGAGATCGAAGCCACACCCATGCCCGAAGCCGCATGCGGACGCCCAAAGAAAAATGCTGTAGATCACAGAGATGATGATCTGCCCAGGATCGGCAGGATAGAAAAAACAGCTACCGGCTTGAAACACTATGCACGCCCCGAACGCGGTGGTTCTGAACCCGAATCAGATCCATTGGATCACCTGGATCGTGCCACCACCAACAGGATAGAAAAAGCCCTTGGGATCAAGTGGGACAGACAGAAGAAATATCAAGGTGGTATCGATACGACCAAGGAAAACTTCGGTGGCGGTGGCCTGCAGGGCGCACCTATAGGCTCGACCACTGGTGGTCTGGAGCGACCGATCGACGATCGTGATGTAGAAGAAGATCTCGATACCGACGGCGTGATGATGAACAAGCCCTCAAACATGAGTTCTGAAAGCATACAAAGACTCAAACAACTGGCAAAGATTTAGGCAAAGAAAAAACCCACAGTCCTATTGACAGGACTAAATAAAAGCACGTATACTACACAAGGTGTACGTTAGGCAAGTAGTACACAGGCAAACATAGGCAACGAAAGGACAATCCTACTATGGCATCTTTAGCAGAAATCCGCGCTCGACTGCAAGCCGCAGAGTCGAACAAAGGCGGTCAATCATCCGGCGGCGACAACGCGATCTACCCCCACTGGAACATGGAAGAAGGACACAGCGCAACTGTGCGTTTCTTACCTGACGGCGATCCCAAGAACACGTTCTTCTGGGTGGAGCGGGCCATGATCAAACTGCCATTCGCTGGTGTCAAAGGCGAGATGGACTCAAAACAAACACAGGTGCAGGTACCCTGCGTGGAGATGTGGGGCGACGCCTGCCCGATCCTGGCAGAAGTGCGCACGTGGTTCAAGGACAAGGCCCTGGAAGACATGGGTCGCAAGTATTGGAAAAAGCGCAGCTATATCATGCAGGGCTTCGTGAGAGAGAATCCGCTCTCGGAAGACCGCACACCAGAAAATCCCATCCGGCGATTCATCATCGGCCCCCAGATCTTCACCCTGATCAAGGCCGCGCTCATGGATCCCGAGCTGGAAGAGCTGCCCACGGACCTCATGCGTGGTCTGGACTTCCGCATCACCAAGACTTCCAAAGGTGGCTATGCGGACTACAACACATCAAAATGGTCGCGAAAGGAAACGGCCTTGACCGAAGCCGAACAGGCAGCACTGCAGGCACACGGCCTGTTTACCCTGAACGACTTCCTGCCAAAGCGACCCAACGAAGCAGAACTCAAAGTCATGAAAGAGATGTTCGAAGCTTCAGTTGATGGTAAACCTTATGATCCCGAACGTTGGGGTCAATACTTTAGACCGGCCGGCATAGCGGCTCCATCTGCTTCATCCACATCGGCGCCCGTTGTAGATGAGGAAGCCGCACCGGCCCCGGTCGCCCCCGTAGCAAAGGCAGCGCCAGCTGCTAGTTCATTCGACGAGGATGATACCGCAGCCGCAACCACTCCAGTGGTCAAACCAGCAGCGGCAGCAAGTGGTCAGAATGCGCAAGACATCCTAGCCATGATCCGCGCCCGGCAAAGCAAGCAGTAATCAGTGACACGCGGGGAGATCTCCCCGCGTTCTTTTCTTCCAAAGGTATCTCATGGCCAAACCGTTTGACGTATCAAAGTTCCGCAAGGAAATTACAAAATCTATCGATGGACTTTCAATCGGTTTCAACGATCCAACCGACTGGATCTCTACCGGCAACTATGCCCTTAACTACTTGATCTCGGGCGACTTCAACAAAGGTGTGCCACTAGGCAAGGTCACTGTGTTCGCCGGAGAGTCCGGCGCTGGCAAGAGTTACATCTGTTCCGGTAACATCATCAAACATGCCCAAGAACAGGGCATCTTCGTTGTGCTAGTGGACACAGAGAACGCTCTGGATGAAGCATGGTTGCATGCCCTGGGGGTGGACACAGACGAGAAGAAACTGCTCAAACTATCAATGGCCATGATCGATGACGTGGCCAAGACCATCTCAACTTTCATGGCCGACTACAAAGGTCTCACAGGCGATGAGCGTCCCAAGGTCTTGTTCGTGATAGATAGCTTGGGTATGCTGCTCACGCCCACGGATGTCAACCAATTTGAAGCTGGAGACATGAAAGGCGATCTCGGTCGCAAAGCCAAGAGCCTGACCGCGCTAGTGCGCAACTGCGTGAACATGTTCGGCAACTACAACGTCGGCATGGTCTGTACCAACCACACCTATGCCAGCCAGGACATGTTTGATCCCGATGACAAGATCTCGGGCGGACAGGGCTTTATCTATGCTTCATCAATCGTGGTGGCCATGCGCAAACTCAAGCTCAAAGAGGACGAGGATGGCAACAAGATCTCCGATGTCATGGGTATCCGTAGCGCCTGTAAGGTCATGAAAACACGCTATGCCAAGCCGTTCGAAGGCGTGCAGGTCAAGATCCCGTACGAGACGGGCATGCATCCCTACTCGGGCCTGACTGACCTAGCGGAGAAAAAAGGCATGCTGAAAAAAGATGGCAACCGGCTGATGTTCGTGACATCAGATGGAGAGATCATCAAACATTTCCGAAAAGGCTGGGAATCAAACGAAGATGGCTGCCTTGACCGGGTCATGCAAGATTTCCAGAATCAGAAGACCGAGGTAAGTACTGCCGACTCACAGGAGGAGTGAAATGGCAGCGGATTTAGTGTATGAAGTTTGGCAAGAACTCAAACGGCACATCAACGCAGGAGACCGCGCAGAAGCAGCCGACAGCTTGGTCAATGTCTTGATCGAAAACGATTACGATGCCGATCAGATCCGAGACGCTTTCAAGGGTGATAACGATGTGAAACGAGCCCTGCAGAGCTTCCTTGACGATGCGGAAGAAGACCTTGACGAAGAAGATGAAGACGACTACAACGACGATTACTGATGTGGTATAGCCGCGTGACGGCCAGCCTGGCCGCCATTCCCGATTTCATCCAGCACTATGAGCGTGAGCTCGAAGAAGCCAAGCGCGAGTGCAGGATCGGTGGCTATGTGGAAGCCAACATCAAAGAACTGCCGGGCATAACCGAGCATAGGTTCAATCAGCTGCAAGAGATAGAAGCCATCCTCAACTATCTCAACATACAATTGCGCAAGATACGCCGCAGACATTTCCAGAAATATCTCGAGCACTACGCCCGCGCCCTGAGCGATAGGACCGCGGAAAAGTATGTGGACGGCGAGGATGAAGTGATCGATATGGAGACCATCATCAACGAAGTGGCTCTCTTGCGCAATCGCTGGCTGGGCATCATGAAAGGTCTAGATACCAAGCAGTGGCAGATGGGCCATATCGTTCGCCTGCGCACTGCTGGCATGGAAGACATCCAGGTATGAACACCTGGTTCTCGGATCACCATATCAGTCATGCGCACAGCCTCCGCACGCTGGAGACTTTCTACGAATTTGATGATTTCATGGCCAGCATCAATACCGTGCTGGATCTGGGCTGTGGTCATGGTCTGGACATGCAGTGGTGGGTCACCAGGACCACACGGGACCTCGCCAGTCCACGGCCGCTCAATATCAAGTGTACCGGTGTAGATCGTGTGCAGGTGGGCGGCGTGAAGCATCCCAACATCCGTTTCCAGCAGCAGGATTTTGAGAGCGATATGGTGCTCGCCACCAAAAGATATGATGTGATATGGTGTCACGACGCGTTCCAACATGTGCAGGATCCCTACCACACTCTCCTGCGCTGGCGCGAGCGCACGGGCAAGGGTGGCATGCTGTGCTTGATCGTGCCCCAGACCACTAATTTTGTGCAGAACCGCCAGCAGTTCGAGCTGCAGTCGGATTGCTGGTATCACTGGACTTTGGTCAGCCTCATGCGCATGTTGGCCGTGACAGGCTGGGATTGTCGCGGGGGATTCTGGCGCAAAACCGCGGATGATCCTTGGATACACGCGGTGGTATACAAGAGCGACACTGAACCCGTGAATCCCAGGGCCAGCTGGTACGAACTGGCCGAAGCCGGCATCCTGCCCGATAGTGCAGTGGCCGGGATCAATCGCGTGGGCTATCTGCGCCAGCAGGACCTGATCCTGCCCTGGATAGACAAGAGCCTGATCACTTACGAACGTTATTAGGATTGATCAATATATGCCCAGATAAATATCGCTATCAAGCGAGGATATCATGGGATACAGCAATCTAATAACACGGGCCGTGGCCACGGTGGTGCCACAGCTGCCTACCAAACCGCGACCGATAGTGTGTGAGCTGGGAAATCAAACCTTGAAAAACAGCAAGGCCCGCGCCGAAGTCTATGCTGGTCTTGGCATACAACCGCCCGCAGAGCTGTCAGGTACCCGAGACTGGTATCTGTCCATCGGCTTCGAACGATACATAGCGATAGACGTCAATACCGAGCGTGATGCCATCGCCATGGACCTCAACCAAGATCTTGGCCAAGCCTATGGTTTCCGCGAGCAGTTTGATCCTGTGACCAACAACGGCACCGGTGAGCATGTGTTCAACCAGTACATGGTGTTCAAGAACGCGCATGATCTCTGTCGCACCGGTGGTTTCATGGTGCATGTGCTGCCGTTCTATCGCTGGGTGGATCACGGATTCTTCAACTACAATCCCAATCTCTTTCCCTGCCTGGCCCATCAGAACCAATATGAACTGCAACAGCTATGGATAGCATCAAGCGACACCGATTACCTCCACAAACTAGATTCCGCAAATCTCGGCCGCAACAAAGGCTATAGAGGCAAACTCCGGCTGGATGAATGGACCAGCGATCCCATGGTGGCTGTGGTGTTCCGCAAGACGAGGGACGCGCCTTTTGAAACGCCCATCCAGCATCTCTATGGCGGCGACAATATCACCAATGATAGCATAGCCTCAAGATATAAATGACCGACTGGGATATCATGCTGACCGCCCGACCCTATACCATGACCAGTGGTCGCAATCTCCTGGCCACCATAGGGGCTGCGAAAATGCCAGTGCGGGGAGATTTCGTGGAATGCGGTGTCTGGCGGGGCGGTCATGTGATCGCAGCCTTGCTAGCGACCACACAGCCACGCATCCACTGGCTGTTTGATACATTTGATGGCATGACCGAACCCGGTCCCCATGATATCCGGCGCGGGCACCACGCACGGGATACCACGGCCTATCGCAAGCGCGGACCACGCCAGTGGTGCAGAGCCGAGCTTGCGGAAGTGCAGACCAACATCGATCAGTATCGCCGGCCCGACCAGGCAGTGCGCTATGTACAAGGTCCAGTCGAGCATACTCTGCCAGTGACAGATTTACCTGAAGAGATAGCGGTGCTGAGACTGGACACTGATTTCTATAGCAGCACCCTAACAGAGTTGGAGCATCTGTGGCCGCGCGTGGTACCGGGCGGTACCATCATCGTCGATGACTACTATTCTTGGGACGGTTGTCGTCGTGCCTGCGATGAATATTTTGGTGAGCATGCGCCTTGGCAACCTATAGACGGACCGGCCGTGCGGATGGTGCGAGCATGAACACCACTTGGACTTGTTTTACCAGTTTTAATCGCAGGTTATATGATGTCATCGCCGCTGAGATGCTGGCCTCGTGGTTGCACCATTGGCCTCAGGATGCCAAGATGGTGATCTATCTCGAAGACGCTATAGATTTGCCAGAGGATCCTCGATTGGAAATAAGGAACTGGCAGTCCTGTTGCGGGCAAAATTTCAATCATATCTCTGAGAATTCAGGATCTCTGATGCCTTATTGGGAAAGCATGCACACACAGCGTTATGCGAAAAAAGGACTGGCATGGATCCATATGATGGAGCACAGCCAAGGCCGTATATGCTGGCTTGATGCAGATAGTTTTACCATGCGGCCATTTGAATCTCACAACCTAGATCGTGCGCTAGGCGATCATTGCGTGGCATTGTTTGATGTCAGCCGCCCGGTGGAAGATCGCTTGGTGGTGACTGCTGAAAGTGGATTCGTATTGATAGATACCGAGCACAGTGATTTCAAACGATTCCGAGATGAATATTCTCGTTACTATCTCGAACCCCGCATGCCCGAATCGGGATGGATGTTCTGGGACGGCGAGATCTGCATGCATGCGGCACAAAAAGTTGATCATTTCAATCTACGATCTCAATGCCACAGGAAAAAGAGCACTCCCATACACGGACATTGGTTGGGCGAATGGTTCCGGCACATGAAAACCAAGAGAAAGAAACACTGGCCTCTGGAGGCCTATAGACAGTTGTGGCTCCATGGTCGCGAACTGTCTCCAGATGACGTGAAGCCGTTTTACCAACCCGGAGGTGCAGATGGATCTTGATGTCACGCAGACTCTAACCGGTAAGGTCCGACATCTCGAACGCACTGCTCGGGCGTTCGAGGCTGTGACTGCTCAGATCAATGCTGTCTATGTAGAGACTGGAGCCCATCGTGGTCGTAGCATAGGTGCTCTGGTACCAAGATTGATGGCCAGGTGCCAGACACTACATTTACAGGGCTACGATCTTTTCGAAATGGCAGACCATGACAGTGACTTACGAGAGCAAAATGGCAAAGGATTTGGTGATCTAGCACGCTGCCAAGCGGTATGTGAAAGGCTACAAAAAGTACATGCTGCCATGTCTTTTAAACTGATACGCGGTGACACACGCCACACGCTGGAACCTATCACAGCCACCTGGGCCTATATTGACGGCGGCCACAGCTATGACACAGTGAAATGGGATCATCAACAACTGAAGCACAGCCTGGTCACGGTGTTTGATGATGCTGATCTAAGGGGCGTGAATCAATATCTCTGGGAAATCCGGCAACAGTTCCATATCTGGGATCTTGAACAGATGGATGGCAGCCGCCAGGCAGTGATAGTCACAGATCCTGATCACTATGATTTTGAACGTGCTGGGTTGGTTCCATTCCAGGGACAAGACCCCGCGACCTGGAGATCCACACGATGAACCTTGATGTCACGCAGACCATAACCAAGGATGATCTCATACAGGATCCTTGCCCTTACTTCTCGATCCGGGAGGCCTTGCCTTGGTCACTCTATGATCAACTGGTGGCCCAATATCCAGAACAGCACATGATGCAGGATGGCAAAACGCACTTCCAAGCGCGGCGTTATCGGCAACACGAATTCGAACCGGGAACTATCACGACATTGTGGCAGGACTTTGTGGCCTATCATAACAGCCGGGAATATAAGGATCGCGTGCTGGATCTGTTTGCTCCGGCCATAGCACGCTACTATCCTGCCTACCAATCCGCATGGAAGGACGCCGACGTGATCGCCAGACACCAAGGTCCCGGCGCCAGCCAACCTGCCGCCATAGCCCTTGAGGTACAGTTCGTGCTGAACGGTCAGCAAGAGACCACGGTGCGTACCACCCATCTCGACAACAGCCGCGAGCTCTTTGCTGGACTGCTCTACATGCGCCGGCCCGAAGATATCAGCACCGGTGGTGACATACATGTCTATCGCAAACTGGTAAGCGATCCGGGGTTCACGGGCATCCGAGAAGTTGATCCAACACAGGTGGTTTCTGCGGGATCGGTGCCCTATCTTGCCAATCACATGATCCTGTTCTTGAACACGCAAGATACCCTGCACGGGGTCACGCCAAGAATCGGTGCCAACTGTGTGCGGAGATACATAAACATTGACGCACATCAATCACACAAGCTGTTCCGCTTATGACACTGATCAACCAAGAATATCAAGCCCAGATACAGGCCATGCACGATCGGGGCAAGTTCAATAATGGCGCCAAGCAGTACAAACTGGTGGTACCATTTATCGAACAATATCGTCCCAGTTCACTGCTGGATTTTGGCTGCGGCAAGGGAGCCTTGATAGCAGAAATCTCGCACAACTATCCCATGATCTCCTGCGCAGGCTATGATCCAGGCAACCCCGATTTCGATCGCCTACCGGAGCAGCAGTTTGATGCGGTCATATCGACTGATGCCATCGAGCACATAGAACCCGAACATCTGGCCACCAGCCTGGCCAGCATCAGCGATCTCATGGGCCGCTGTGGTTTCTTCCGCATAGCCTGCCACCCAGCCAAGAAATCACTGCCGGACGGCAGGAACTGCCATTTAATCGTGCAAGAACCCGACTGGTGGCGGGACCAGATTCTGGCGCACATGCAGGTTGATATAGCATGGTCCCGTGTGGAAATATTCGACAAGCGACACAAACATCCACTGTTGATAGGCAGCAAATATGACGTGATCTTGGAGAAGAAATGAAACGCATAGCACTCATTACCGGAGGGTTTGATCCCTTGCATTCAGGACATCTGGCCTATATCGAAGCCGCTCGAGCATTGGGTGACATCCTTGTCGTGGCTGTGAACTCAGACGCTTGGTTGGAACGCAAGAAAGGTCGGGCGTTCATGCCAGCCCGAGAAAGATCGGCCATCCTGCGTGCCATGCGTGGTGTAGACTTCGTGATCGAATTCAATGATCAAGACGATTCGGCCCGGCAGGCCATACGCATGGTGCGCCAGAGCTATCCACAAGACAGGATCATATTCGCCAATGGTGGTGATAGGACGCAGACCAACATACCCGAGATGGATGCAGCTGACGACAACATTGAATTCCAGTTTGGAGTGGGCGGAGACAGCAAGGCCAACAGCTCTTCTTGGATCCTGGAAGAATGGAAGGCGCCACAGACCCGCCGGCCCTGGGGCTACTATCGTGTGCTACATGAAGCACCGGGCGTGAAAGTGAAAGAACTCACGGTAGAACCAGGTGCGGCCTTGAGCATGCAGCGGCACGGAGAACGCGCGGAGTTCTGGTTGGTCTCTGCTGGGGAGGCCACTGTCTACAGCCTGGATCGATCTACTGACATGGACTTCCGCGGACGCTACGGCCGGCATGAGTACATCCATATCGGTACCAATGAATGGCACCAGCTGATCAATGAAGATCCCAATCCACTCAAGATTGTGGAGATACAATACGGTGCTCGATGTGAAGAGGACGACATAGAACGGCAGGTAGTAGCGTGACTGAATCAGCAGTGAAGCTCTTCATAGGATGGGACAGCCGGGAACCGATCGCTGCTGATGTGTGTGAATTCAGCATTGAGAAGAACAGCACCGTACCAGTAGACATCGAGATGCTTAAACAGGATGATCTCAGGGAACGCCTGTTGTACACACGACCATCCGACACACAGGCCAGCACGGAGTTTACCTTCACGCGGTTCCTAGTGCCCAAGCTCATGGACTACCAAGGTTGGGCTATCTTCTGCGATTGCGATTTCTTATGGCTGGGTGACATCAAAGACTTGATAGATCAGGCTGATGATCGCTACGCGGTCATGTTGGTCCGGCACGACTATCGTCCGCAAAACACCATGAAGATGGATGGCCAGCGCCAGGAATACTACCCCCGCAAGAACTGGTCCAGCATGGTCCTGTTCAACTGCGGCCATCCCAAGAATAAGTGGCTCACACCATACCATATCAACCGCGCGACCGGCCAGGAGCTGCATAGATTCTCTTGGCTGAAGGACAGCGAAATCGGCAGCCTGTCACCAGAATGGAACTGGCTGGTGGGTTGGTATCATCAACCCTGGGATGGTGTGCCCCGAGCCTTGCACTACACCGAAGGCGGCCCGTGGTTCGACAACTATCGCACCTGTGATTACGCGGATATATGGTTACAGTATGAAGCACAGTTGACCCTTACCCGTGTTGATCACAGGATCTTGGGCATCCAGGATCTCCATATGCCTGCCCCGACCAAAAATCTCTTGCAGGCCCTGCTAGATCATGTGCAGGATCCCTATCACCAGTTTGGCAGCGAGATCGACAAGCCGAAGTTGACACGCATGATCAAGGATTATCAGCTCGATCAGCTGGTGGGCATAAGTGAACGAGAGGATCTGACGAAGAAAATGGCAGCGAAAGGTGCGAGATGGGACGGCATCGTGCAGGCGTTCGTGCAAGGTGCGGCAGGATGCATGGCATCCTGGCAAGCGGTGGAGGATTCTCGGGCGCCGATAGCGCTCAGGAGCATAGCCAAGAAAAAGATCATGCAACGATGCCTGGAGCAAGATAGAGACTTTTACTATATTGACACAGGATATTTTGGCAACAATAAACTGAAAGACTATCACAGGATCACTCGCAACGCCATGCAGTGGTTGGGACCCACGGAGGATCGACCTGCGGATCGATTGGAACGAACCCGTGTGCGACCCAGACCCATCACGCCCGGGAGCAAGATCTTGATCGCGCCGCCCAGCCACAAGGCCATGAGCTATTGGGGACTGGATCCTGATCAGTGGGTGACCGAGACCATGGCCACGCTGAAACAGCATACAGACAGACCTATCGAGATCCGCATGAAGCAACCGAGAGAAGTTCGTGCCACAGTGGACACCATGGATCGGGCTCTGCGCGATGATGTGCATGCCTTGGTCACCTACAACTCGATCGCCGCGATCGAAGCCCTGATTTGCGGCAAACCTGTGTTTACCATGGGGCCCAATGCCGCCCAGCCCCTGGCCAATTCCAATCTAGCTGATATCGAACAGCCATTCTGTCCAGATGTGGATCAAGTGTACGGTCTCTTGTGCTGCCTGGCCTATCATCAGTTCACCGTGGAAGAAATGAACACGGGCTATGCCTGGGCGGTCTTGACTGGACAGGCATGAAACTGGCAGTATACCTTTCGGCTGTGCCATCAAAGGCCAAAAATCAGGCCAAACGAGATCTGTTAACGCAATTTGCCCATGGAGCTAAAGCAGCCGGTGACGAAGTTTGGCTGGTCGATAATGTTTCAAGAGTGATCGACTCGGACATCGCGGTGCTCCAAGGCTGGATCGGCATGAAATCAGCCCCGCATCTGGAACAGCGACGCAGCGTGATCAAACATCAGCGCAAGACTGGCGGCCGCACCCTGGTGATAGACAGCAATCTTTTTGGATTCCTCGCGCCCGGAGATCGTGATCGATATCTGCGCTACAGTCTGGATGGTATCTTTCCCACTACCGGCTATTATTTTGATAGCGACATCGATCCCAATCGTTGGCAGGAGATCAAAGACAGTTATGGATGGCATGAACGAGATTGGCAGACACAGGGCGATAATGTTTTGATCTGTCTCCAACGCGATGGCGGATGGAGCATGGATGGGTTGAAAGTGACGGACTGGTTGGGCCAGATCCTACCCCAGATCCGCCGTGCCCAAAGGCCAATCATCATAAGACCCCACCCCGGCAACCTGCGTGTGGTCCCCGAAGTGCGCCGCCTTTGTCCCGATATAGCCATAAGTGAGCTGCCAGACCTACAACAAGATCTCGATAGATCCTGGTGCACGATTACCTACAACTCTAGCCCCGCGATAGCCAGTCTCATGTGGGGCGTGCCAGCTTTTGTGACCGATCCAGTGTCCCAAAGGAGCCAGGCCTGGCCCGAGGCAGGGACTGACCTAGGCCAGATCAACGATCCACCTCGACCCAACCGACTGTCGCTCTACCAGAGACTTGCGCAATGTCATTTCGCCACTGCCGGCCTTGAGACCGGGCATGCCTGGCGATTCATGCGGGCGAGATTGCCCTAGCGGCCAAACACCTGCTGCCAGTAAGGTATGCCACTGTTGAGCCCTTGGTTCCTGTCGTAGTCATCGGGCAGGCTGTGACCGAGGGTTTTCCTTTTGGCACCTTTCATGTGATCCATGTACTGGCCAAGACGGCTCGCTATGAACGGATGGCCGGGTCCCTTGCCCGGCAGGTCGGGGCTGATGTTTGAAAATCTGGTGCCGCGAGTGGCGGTGAAATCTTTTCTCAAAACATCAAACACGAAACTGTCGTGATACTCGCGCAGATTGAACAGGTCACCTGTGAGATAGAGATCCCGCCAGCGGTCCATGAAAGCGCAGAGATCTGGGTGCCGGCGATTGTAGGCCACCCAACCGCATTCGCTATGATATTTTTCGCGCCGACCAAGGTAACAGGCCATGGCAGCAGGATCACAAATATCGGATAAAAAAACCTCCGGGACCGGTGCGAAGGTCTTGGTGTCTGCGTCCAACCAGATCACCCAGTCAGTCTCCAGCATGGCGCAGGCATGTATCACTGCAAACACCTTGTGGCTGAAGCGCACGGCATCCCATTTGAACTGATTGTCTGCGAATGGTACTGATGTGTCACGTGCCACACGACCGTGGGCCACTGGATTGTCTCTGTGGCGCCGCTTGAACTCCGCCAGATCTGTGCAGGCAGCCATGAGATCGATAACCTGCACTCTTTCACTAGGCACGCGCGGTTGGCAGTCTTCTGCATAAACCACGAGCGGAAGAGATCGTGGCCAGTACTGATCAAACGCGTCGATCATGGTCTGTCCATACTGCGCCATCCCTGCTGGATGGAATGTGGTCACCACGCTCCAGGTCATGCCATGCCGTCTAGCATGCGGAGTGCAGTGCCATCTTCTAGTTCTGATATATGGAACTGTCCGTAGGCCAAGTGACAGGCCCAGGCACGCACCAGGTCGGGATCTGGATACCAGGGATCATTGATGCGCGTGAGATCTAGGTTGGCCACAGGCCGGGCAGCATTACAGGCCGCGGTGACGAAAGCCGGTATGCCGGCTATCACGGCTTCTGTGGCCGCGACCGAATTGAAAGTGATCACGGCGAAGGTGTCCCCACGCAGGACCGCATCAAAGCTGCTGGCAGGATCTCTGGTGCGAGTGTCCGGATCAGCCACGCGCTGTCGCACTATGATTGGTCTGTCGGTCCGGCCTGCCAGTTTCTTTTCTAAAGACTCTAACCAGGCATTGGGAGTGGTATCATAAAACATGCAGGCTTTTTCGTCTGGCATGGCTATCACGATGTTCCTTCCGGTCTTTCGCCAGGACTGGATAGTGATGCCTAGACTATCCCAACGATCATTTGACTGGGGCACTATTTCGTCGTGTTGCAGATTGTTATTGACGATCCTGTGATACCATTTCCAACCATTGGGATTCTGGGGGTTGGGGCGATTGCCAAAATATCCTGTGTCCATGTACCTAAACGGACGAGCGTCCTCCCAGCAGCGTTTCATGATCTTGTGCTTCATGATGCCACGGAGAACTATGCCTGATTCTGGATCATCATCGTACTGCCAACCCTCGATAGCAGTGGGAGCCACACCGGCTCCGCGCGCCAGCCGATTGATATATTCGTCCGTGCCCCGTTTGCTGAGATAGATCCATCGGCTGTTGTTCATGGCTAATTACTGCAAGAGTAGGATATTTAGTGATCAAGAGCCTGGCATTTTTCCCTTCGCAATGTGCGCTCAACAGCGGCCCCGTGATCGAGGCCTTGCTGGCCTCCTGCCGCGATCATGACATACGGGTGGTAGACAACAGTCTCGATGCTGATGCTGTGTTGCTATGGTCGGTACTGTGGAGCAGCCGCATGCGAGCCAACCAAGAGGTCTATCAGCACTATCGATCAACTGGGCGTCCTGTGATCATAGCGGAAGTGGGCGCCTTGCGCCGTAATCATACCTGGAAGATCGCTCTAGACAACATCAATGGTTTGGGTTACTATGGGCATACCCAAGATCTCGATCCCGATCGTCCCCGACGGTTAGGACTAGCCATCTCGAAGCCCGCTCATCGCAAGGACCATGTGCTGGTGGCCTGCCAGAACAGCCACAGCCTGCAGATGCAGGCAGTGGGTGATCAGATCAGTTGGATACATGCACGCATCCAAGACATCCGGCGCCACACAGATCGACCCATACGAGTGAGACCCCATCCGCGATCACCCATGCACATGCGATTTGATTCGCCCGGCGTCACCATAGAGATACCCCGTAAACGGCCCCATACCTATGACGATTTCGATCTAGATCTTGGTTGCCATGCGGTGGTCAATGTCAACAGCGGGCCTGGTCTGTTGGCACCACTCACAGGCACCCCAGTCATGGTCGATACCAGCAGTCTCGCCTGGCCTTTGAGCATCACCGCCGGAGAAATAGAAAAGCCACCGGAGAAGGATCTCGATCAATGGTTGATAGAGATCGCGCACACAGAATATGAGATACCAGAAATAGCACAAGGATCATGGTTAAGAAGGCTGCACTCCAAGCTCTGACCACGGGACCAGTAGACTGCGCCTGCGTGATCCATGGCAAGCTGTATGATTGGATCTATGTAGACAAGCTCTATGCCATGCTCTCGAAGTATATCACGCGCCCGATCAGGTTGCATGTGTTTACCGAATCCGACCGAGCAGTACCGGATCCATACATCAAACACTCTCTTGTGAACTGGCCAGGCATCGGTGGACCACGAAAAAGCTGGTGGTACAAGATGCAGATGTTCGATCCCGAGCAGTTCCGCGGAAGATTGCTGTATTTTGATCTAGATGTGATCATACTAGACAACATAGATTGGATGCTGGATCTCGACATCAGATACTTCTGGGCCTGCAAAGACTTCCGGCACCACTGGCGTGGCGCATGGCATGGTATCAACAGCAGTTGCATGGTCTGGGACACTGCGAGATTTGAGACAATCTGGCGCGAATTCGCGGGCGACAACATCCACGCGGTCACCCGCCGTTTCCAAGGCGATCAAGATTTCCTCAACAACAAGATTGCTGACCGGGATCGGCGCTATCTAGATGAAGTGTTGATCAAGAGCTGGCGCTGGGAGATCAAGGACGGGGGCATGGACTTCAAGAAACGCGTATACAAAAGACCAGATGCTGGCACCGTGATCCCGCCCAACACCCATGTCATGGTCTTCCACGGACAGCCCAAACCGCACGAGATCACAGATCCCATCATACAGCGGTTGTGGGGTTGACCAAAAAAGCCCAATGTGTTACATTGTATGACCATCTCGGGCTGGCCGAGCGTGTAGGCAACGGTCTGCAAAACCGTCTAGGCAGGTTAGATTCCTGCGCCCGAGTCCATAAGTTAGTGCCCACTAACCACGTGTTTTAGGGGTGGTTGACCAGAAATCCGCCATTTGTTATAATATAATCATAATAATACTTTGGAGCATAGACAATGACACAAGTTCTCATACGCAATGGTTCATACCGCAAACAAGACGTCTCGGGTCTGCAGTTTACTCTGGTTCGCGACTTCACCACCGACACCAAAGGCGGCAACGTGGTCGTGGCCAACGGCGGCGCCTTCCCCGGCATGCCAGACGAGATCCGCATCCGCGTTGACTCGATCGAAGACATCGAAATCACAGGAGCCCGTGTGCAATCTACCGACCGTGTTGTAGAGTTCAAGAAGCCCGAAGAGACTGACGAAGAAGTCATGGACCGAATCGAGAAGCGTTTCTCGATCCTGGATGACATGACCAAAGCTGCCATCACCGGTGACATCCGCGCCATGATCGTGGTAGGCCCCCCGGGTGTGGGCAAGAGCTATGGTGTGGAGTATCAGCTGGAGAAGGCCGGCATGTTTGACCAGATCTCTGGTAAAAAGATCAAGTACGAAGTGGTCAAGGGTGCCATGACGCCGATCGGACTCTATTGCACGCTGTTCAAGCACAGCGACCCCAAGAACGTCCTGGTGTTCGATGATTGTGATTCGATCCTGTTAGACGATGTGGCGCTGAACATCCTCAAGGCAGCACTGGACTCGGGCAAGAAGCGCCGCATCCACTGGAACGCTGACTCGGCCATGTTGCGCCGTGAGGGCGTGCCTGATCAGTTCGACTTCAAGGGCTCGGTCATCTTCATCACCAACTTGAAGTTCGATCACCTCAAGAGCAAGAAGCTCCAGGACCATCTGGAGGCGCTACAATCGCGCTGCCACTTCCTGGATCTCACGCTCAACACCACCCGCGACAAGATACTCCGCATACGCCAGATCTTCCGCAAGGGTGATCTGTTCAAGGACTATGATTTCACAGCCGAGCAGGGCGAAGAGATCGTGCAGTTCATGATCGACAATCATGCCAAACTGCGGGAGATCAGCCTGCGCATGGCGCTCAAGCTGGCGGACCTGACCAAGATTTCAGCCAATTGGCAACTGCTGGCCGAATCCACTTGCATGAAGCACGCCTGATGCTTGGGAAGCAGTAGTACCGGATCGCCCACTAAGTCTAGCTCCTAGGCGATCCGTTTTGAGGTGCCCGTAAAACGGCACCTCTTTTTTTGACTTCTGTAAATAAAGCCTGTAGAATGCACATAATGAGACAGGCAAGACTAATCATACGAGACGAAGTGAACGTCAAGATCGAGGGACTCGAGCTGGATGTTCGTAGAACCTTAGTCAACAAATTCAAATACGACGTGCCTTATGCCCGCTATCTTCCAGCTGTACGCCTGGGTCGTTGGGATGGCAAGGTATCGTTCTTCCAGTTGGGCGGCAGCACTTATGTGAACCTCCTGCCCGAGATCCTGCCCATACTAGAAGAATATGATTACGATGTAGAACTGGATGACCAGCGCGACTACAGGACCACGTTCGAGTTTGAGCAGGTGCGAGAAGATTCCTTTAGCGATATCAAATGGCCAAGAGGGCATCCGCAGGCCGGCGAGCCCATACTTCTACGTGACTATCAGACCGGAATCATCAATGAGTTCCTGGCCAATCCCCAGTGCATACAGGAAGTGGCCACGGGTGCTGGCAAGACCATCATGACCGCAGCACTCAGCCGCGCCGTCACGCCCTACGGACGAAGTATCGTGATCGTGCCCAACAAGAGCTTGGTCACGCAGACAGAGAAAGATTATCTAAATCTCAATCTTGACGTGGGCGTGTTCTTTGGCGACCGGAAAGAGTTTGGCCGCCAGCACACCATCTGTACCTGGCAGAGTCTCAATGTGCTGTTAAAAAACACCAAGAACCAATCAGCGGACATAACCATAGGCGAATTCCTAGAGGAGGTAGTATGCGTGATCGTAGACGAAGTGCACATGGCCAAAGCCGACGCACTAAAAACTCTCCTGACAGGAGTGATGTCGCAAGTGCCAATCCGGTGGGGCTTGACCGGGACCATACCAAAAGAAGCGTTCGAAAGCCAGGCCTTACTGGTCAGTCTTGGGCCCGTGGTATCAAGGCTCGCGGCGGCGGAACTGCAAGACCGCGGCGTGTTGGCTCAATGTCACGTGAACATCGTGCAGCTGGTCGATCACGTGGAGTATTCAAACTATCAAAGTGAGCTCAAGTACTTGCTGGAGGAGTCGGGCCGGTTGGCGACCATAGCCGAGTTGATAGCGCGGGTGAACGAGACTGGCAACACCTTGGTGCTGGTGGACCGTATCGCCGCGGGCCAGGAACTGGTAAATAGACTACCGAACGCAGTATTCATATCAGGTGCTACCAAAGCCGGGGAAAGACAAGATCACTATGACGAAGTGGCGGAGGCTACAGACAAGATCATCGTGGCTACATATGGAGTGGCTGCTGTTGGCATTAACATTCCCCGTATTTTTAATCTGGTTCTTGTGGAACCTGGCAAGAGCTTTGTCCGAGTCATCCAGTCAATTGGTCGGGGCATCCGCCGGGCCGAAGACAAAGACTTCGTACAGATCTGGGATGTCACGAGCACTTGCCGCTTTGCGAAGAGACATCTGACCAAGCGCAAGCAGTTTTACAAAGAAGCACGCTATCCTTTCACTCACGAGAAATTGGAATGGATGCCTTGACCAACAATGGCAAAAAAATCTCTCAGCAAATTACAACATATTACTGTCAACGCAGCAAAACGCTGTTTTTTGTTGGATCACGGTTATACCAACCAGACATCTGGCCCTTGTTGCCAGGTGGATGATTTTAAAAATCTCATCGATCCGCAAGGACTAAAACTAGTCACAAATTTCGCGCAACTGCACGGTCATCCGCTATATCAAGAGATCAGGCAGACCATGCTAGCAGGAGATTGGCATGCCAGCTGCCGGAAATGCCAACAAGTAGAAGACGCAGGTCTTGAAAGCATGCGCGTCAATCACGAGCGACTGTATCACGATGTGTCCAGGCAAGAAGTCCTGATGAATCTTACCATCTGGACCGGGCGCGAATGCAACTTACAATGCCGTAGCTGTCATCCCTATCTCAGCACCAGCTGGAGTCGCGAATATCAACAGCTGCCGGACTCTCTGCAAGAGATGCAGTGGACGATCGCAGATGCCGCTGCCCGTTACTCGGAATATCAAGCAGAAGACTTTAGATATGTCAACCATGTGGTGCTGACCGGCGGTGAGCCGCTGTACAACAGAGATTGTTTTCCGTTGTTGGAGCAAATCGGTCTACAGACCCAGGGTCGTTGTACGCTAACGATCATAACCAACTGTACTATCGCCATGGATCTGGAAAAGTTTCCTTTTTTGCGGCTGTTCAAACAGGTCACGCTGTTGGTCAGCATAGATGCCACTGGACCCGCGGCAGAATTTATCAGGACCGGCAGCAATTGGTCTAGGATCGAACAAAATCTCAATAGCTATCGAGATCACGGTATCGCGTGCTTTTATCATCTCACCCATAGTGTGCTCAATCTTTTCCATGTGACCAGCACCCGTCAGTGGCTGGAAAATCGCGGCATCATTGACTGTGGTCTGAAGACTTTCGTGACTGCGCCCCGGCATCTCTCTTATGCGGTCCTGACTGACAGTGAAAAGGATAGATTCTACAGCTGGCACACAGTCCAACAGTCGCCCGATAATTATCTGCTAGATGCGTTGCAGTTGTCGCGACACGACCCCCTCTTGCGCGAGCTTTTTTTGCAATACATGGACCACACCCAACAGTTCCATGGCTTGGATTGGCAACTGAGCCTACCAGAACTGCATGCACTCTTGACCGATCGGATTTGACTTTGCGATCGAGATCACGTATACTAAGTTAATGCGAATCCTCACACTAGACAATCGTCCGTACGATCTCGATACCCTGCCAGAAGAAGTGGATGACATGCGCTTCGCGATCTTGGACAACTCGGATCCCGGCAACCCAGACTATCACTACATTCCCCTGATCTTCCTGGAGAGCTTCACCAGCCCGGCCCTGGTCCTGCGCATAGGTGAGGACGAGATCAAGATGCCCGTGGACTGGCAGGTACTTATTGGGGAACCAGACCTAGGCGATCTAGAGATGCTGCCCTTGACATCGATCAATGATCGCGGCTTCAAGGTCTTCCAGTTCAATCCTCTCACCAGTTTCCGGCCCAGCTTCCTTGACATAGAGATCGTGGACGTGTATCATGAACTGACCTGGTATGCGCCCAAGCTCAAGAACGGACAGATGTTGGCCGTGCCCATCAACGATTGGGAGCAGCCGGACTGCGTATATTTCGTTAAGGACATATCACGCAACTGCGAAGTGGTAGACTACAACCGGGCCTGGTAGTGGAAAAACTTACCATCGCCAACGAGATGGCCCAGTTCGATCGCAAGAACCGGCAGTTCTACAGCGAGCTCACGGAAGAGGAACGCAAGAAATTTTCCAACTATCTCATGATACGCTGGGGATCCAGCGTGCAAGGCAGCCGTGATCTCCAGGAGTTCTATGTGATAGCCACCAACGAGCGGCTGAACAAACACTTCTTCGCCGTAAATCGGCATCCGCAACTGCAATGGTTGATGGCCACTTCGGTTTCGCCAGGCATGGGCACGCACAGGCATCAGTGGATAGCCCCCAAGAAGAAGGATGCGGGATCGAACGAAGTGAAGAAACAGCTGATGGAACTGTATCCCAACATGAAGATGGCTGACATAGAAACCATGGCAGCCCTTACAACCAAGCAAGAACTCCGGCAACATCTCCGTGAGCACGGCCAATCCGACTGAGCAACATGTTTGCCAATACTGCCAAAAGGGTTTCCGTCGAGAGACCAGCCTGGCCGTGCACTTGTGCGAGCCCAAGCGCCGCTATCACGAGCGTGATGAAGTGGGTGTGCAGCTAGGCCTCCAATCCTATCTCCGGTTCTATGAAACCACGCAGGGATCCGCGCGACTGAAAACATTTGATGACTTCGTGACCAGTCCCTACTATCGAGCATTCGTGCGATTTGGTCGATACTGTGTGAGCATACGCGCGATCAACATCCCTAGATTTATCGATTGGCTACTAAAAAACAACAAGAAAATCGATCACTGGTGCCGAGACACTGTGTATGGGGAGTATCTCACCGCCTACATCCGGCAGGAGTCGGCCACGGACGCACTGGCCCGCGCCCTGGAACAGGCCATTGGCTGGTCGGAAGAGACTGGCAATCCCGACCGAGACTACTTGAGATACGGCAACTCAAACATAGTGTGCTATGCCATCACCACCGGTCGGATGTCGCCCTGGGTGCTCTACAACTGCGCGTCGGGCACTGAATTCCTGGCCAGCCTCAACGCTGAACAGATAGCCATGGTCTGGCCCATGATCGATGCCGACTACTGGCAGCGGCGTTTCCAGGACTACAGGGCCGATGCCGAATACATGCGCGAGATGCTGGTCAAGGCGGGTTGGTGATGCTGAGATATTTGATAGTAGGCAGCAATCAGACATCCACCGCGGATTTCAGCCAAACCCTTGGCTTAGCACCTAGTGAATTGGTACTGTCTGCCGAGGACGATTTTCAAATTGGACATACATCAGTGCAGGACATTCCCGATCTCAAACAACTTAGACAGGTGATCGATCGGGCTGATCATGTCTATTGGGCCGCATGTGATCCTGGTGAGTTTGATTGCGTGGAATCTTACCACAGCTTTCTTGATTGGTTAAAAGATTGTGATCGACAGACTCACAAGGTACGCAATCTCAAAGAGCTAAGGCATGACCAGTATCGCTGGGGTCAATCAATCAAACCCAGAGTAGATGACATGATTTTCTTTGGTTGCTCTTACACCGCCGGAGTGGGTTTGGATGATGTCCAGCAGGGTTATGCATACCAAATGGCAAGACATTTCGACAAATCATTGCTAAACTTAGCAGTGTCCGGGGGTAGCAATGGTTTGATTTTTGATAGATTTGTCAGGACAGATTTCGTCCAGGGACAAGCAGTCGTGATACAATTAACGATGCCAGCTCGATTGCATTATTGTTTTCCCGACAAAACATTGAGACCTTTGATTTTAGCCGATGCCAAATCACTCGATCCAGGCCTACACAGATCGTTGTTAGAAACTTACAACTCATCTTTTCTGTTTTATGAGCTGCTGTCTAAAATCCGTGCTATGGTACAAATTGCCCGAGCTCGTGATCTTAAAATGATCTTTTGGTTGGCCGACTACAAAAATGACACATCGATTTCCTGGCTGGACCAGACGTATTTTTACGACATGGATGAGTTCGTACCCCGCAGCTGGATCCAGAACTATATGGTGGATTTTGGCAATGACAATCTGCATCCTGGTATAGAATCTAATCGAACACTGGCTTCTGCCCTTTGTCGATACATTGAGACTGTGTATCAATGAGAGCAGATATCGACATCGATTTTGCCGATCGGCAGCGTGTGCTGGAGTTGATCGAGCATGTGCCTGCGCGACAGATCACGGACGGCCAGGCTCGCCGCCATAACTCGGGTGTGTATGCCACGGCCATACCCCGGGATCCTGTGCTGGACTGTGCGGCCATAGACTACGAGACCGCGGAAGCTCGGGGCTACTTCAAACTGGACTTCCTGAACATGACCGTGTATCAGCTGGTGAGAGATCCCGCGCACTATGAAAGGATCCTGGTCCAGCCTGTGCCGTGGTCTAGATTATGGCAAGAACCCGAGTGGGCCCAGCAACTGGTGCACGTGGGCAACTACACAGACTTGCTGGCGGTCATGCGGCCCGACTCCATCCCCAGGATGGCCGCGTTCATCTCGATCATACGCCCTGGAAAAGCGCACCTGCAACGGCAGCCTTGGGACAGGGTGTTTGAGTCAGTATGGGATGGTGATGCCAGCCGGGGCTATACGTTCAAGCAAGCGCATGCCATCAGCTATGCCATGCTGGTGGCCCTGCACATGCGCTTAATCCACTCGGCGGACCAGGGTGATTGATTTGCGTTTGCTTTTCTTGCGGGCCATGGCCGCCAGGCTGGTCGTGGGTCCGTGCACGATCTGCAGCTCTTTGTTGTTGAACGTGCGCAGATAGGGACGGAATACCTCCCATTCCCGTCGAAGGAATATGTTGATGGGCACGAGATGATTGCTCTCCCACCACCACACATTTGCGAGATCTAGATACAGCCGCTTGAGAGTGGAGTCCTGCAGGGCTCCAAAATCATATATGGTAGTGATGGTGTCATCGGTGTTTTGCACGATGCCGATGTATTCGTTCCCGGCATGGATTACGAGTGATATGAAGGGGTATTGTTGGCTTAGAGTTTTGAACAAATTTGTGCCCATAAATATTGCAGGAGATTCCTATGTATAGCACCCCCGCCTATTTATATCAGCAGATCCAGCAGGTTTTATTGGTAGACGTGTCGGGCGCATATTTTAACGCGAGGTGGAACCCTGTGTATGCCAAGAGCCTAAAACTAAACCTGGGGGTGGACAATGTGATCCTGTTCCAGTTCCTCAACCAAGATCAGAAGCCCGTGAACATCACCGGGGCCACGTTCACCTTCCGTATCATCAGCCAGGACGGTGAGAACCTGCTGTATGCAAAAGAACTGGTGAGCCTGAGCAATCCGCTCGGCCGGGCCAAGGTCACTATCCCGGCCGCAGACACACTGGCTTTCCAAGCCCAGCCTGCCAGCTACAGCCTGGAGATATCTTCAGGCGTGCTGGACCAAGCCGTGCTCACGGACGACTATTGTGGCGCACGCGGCGACATAGACATTGTGGACTCGGTGTTCCCCCGTTTCGTGGCCAGTGAAATACTCACGGTGCCCAGCCAGGCCCCTGATAGCAACATCTACTACACCAGCACCATAGCCACCCAAGGCACCCGCTTGACCACGTTCCAGGTGGACACCTTGGATTTCACGGGCATACTCCAGGTGCAGGGCAGCCCAAATGCGGACGCCAACACAGTGGACTGGTATGACATTGAGTTCGAAGATCTTGAAACCCGAACCACGGTAGACGAGATCATTTACAACGACAGCACCCGGAGGACCGCCATCAACGTGGAGGGTTACCATCCCTATCTCCGCCTTAGCCTGCAGGTTTCGGACGGTGCGGTTGACTCTATAACCTATCGATAAACCGCCAGGTTTGATCTTTCCAGATTTTAGTGTATACTAATGGGATGATCTCTATCCAGGACTATCTGCCGGGCAAACGCAAGAGCACCGCATCGGGCTGGATATCATTCAACGCGCCCTGTTGTGTGCACAACGGCGAATCAGCAGATCGACGCCAGCGTGGCGGCATCAAGTCCACAGATCAGGGCTGGAGCTTCCACTGCTTCAACTGCGGCTTCACTGCCAGCTTCATCTTGGGGCGCACGCTTTCGTTCAAAGCACGCCGGCTGTTGCAATGGCTTAATGTTCCACAGGAAGAGATTGAGAGGATCAATCTCGAGAGCTTGCGACATCGCAGCATACAAGGCATCCTGGATGACCGCCAGCGCACGGCGCAGGCAGTGCAGGGCATAGAGTTCGAGGATCGAGACCTGCCAGAAGAGTTTGCCTTAATCGATGACAGTTTCACCGACCACTGGCAGTATCTGCGCGATCGGTGCGTGCCAGAGGACTATCCTGCGGGCATGATACACAGCAAGACCGATGACAAGTTCACGCGCAGGCAGGGCGTGATCATACCCTTCACCTATGATGGCCGTATCGTTGGCCACACCCGTAGATTCTTTGACGATCATAATCCGCGCTACATCCACGACATGCAGCCGGGTTTCGTGTTTGGCACTGATCTACAGAGACCCGACTGGCAGCACGCGATCGTGGTCGAAGGTGTGTTTGATGCGCTCTCGATAGGAGGTCTGGCCGTGCTGCATGCCGACGTCAATGATGCGCAGGCACGCTTGATCCGCAGCCTTGGAAGAGAAGTCACCGTAGTGCCAGATCAGGATGAGGCCGGCATGCGGTTAGTAGATCGAGCGATAGAACTGGGATGGGCCGTGAGCATGCCCGACTGGCCCGATGGAGTAAAAGATGCGAACGATGCGGTAAAGCAGTGGGGAAGACTGGTGACCTTGATACATATATTCCAGGCACGAGAGACCAGCAGGATCAAGATCGAACTAAGGAAGAAGCAACTTGCTAAAAGACTACGGCATTGACGTGCAACGACTGTTCCTGGAGATGATGCTCCAGGACGCGCAGAGCTATATCCGCGTGCAGAACATCTACAATCCCGAGAACTTTGATCGCAGCCTGCGACCAGCGGCTGAGTTCATCAAAGATCACTGCGATCGGCACAAGACCATGCCCGAAAGGACGCAGGTATCAGCTACCACTGGGTTGAAACTAGAGCACATACCCGATCTCACGGAAGGACACTTTGATTGGTTCTTGGAAGAGTTCGAAGGATTTACCAGGCGGCAGGAACTGGAGCGTGCGATCCTTAAAAGCGCAGACTTGCTAGAGAAAGGCAACTTCGATCCCGTGGAGAAATTGATCAAGGATGCTGTGCAGATAAGCCTGACCAAGGACATGGGCACGGATTACTTCGATGATCCGCGTGCGCGATTGTTGGCCCTCAAGAACAACAACGGACAGAATTCCACGGGTTGGCCGGCCTTGGACAAGTTATTGTATGGTGGATTCAACAGGGGAGAACTGCAGATCTTCGCTGGCGGGTCTGGCTCGGGCAAGAGCCTGTTCATGCAGAACCTGGCCGTGAACTGGGTGGAGGCTGGACTCAGTGGAGTTTATATCACGCTGGAGCTTTCAGAAGGCCTGTGCGCCATGCGGATAGATGGCATGCTGACCAACACAGCGCAGAAAGAGATCTTCCGGGACCTGGATACGGTAGAGATGAAGATCAAGATGATGGGCAAGAAATCGGGCAAGATGCGCATCAAGTACATGCCCGCGCAAAGCACAGTGAACGACATCCGGGCCTATCTCAAGGAACTGCAGATCCAGACCGGACTGAAGGCCGACTTCTTGTGCGTGGACTACTTGGACTTGCTCATGCCAGTGTCGGCCAAGGTCAGCCCCAATGATTTGTTCGTGAAAGACAAGTATGTTTCTGAAGAGCTACGCAACTTGGCCAAGGAACTGAACATCCTGTTCGTGACAGCGAGTCAGTTGAATCGCGCGGCGGTGGAAGAGATCGAGTTCGACCATAGCCATATCTCGGGCGGTATTTCAAAGATCAACACAGCAGACAATGTGTTTGGTATTTTTACGTCGCGTGCCATGCGCGAGCGCGGTCGCTATCAGCTGCAGTTGATGAAGACCAGATCTTCATCCGGGGTAGGACAAAAAGTAGAACTAGAGTTTGATATCGAGAGTTTAAGGATACGTGATCTCGCACAAGACGAAGGCTATCAAGAGTTCAAGAAACGAGCACCATCTATCTATGAATCGATCAAAGCCAAAAGCACGCTGACAGACGACGAGCCCAATGCCACTGTGGCCGATGAACCGGGCCGGATCACTGCTGATGTGCAGTCAAACAAGCTGAAACAACTGTTGGGACAGATCAAGCAGTCTTGAGATACTGATCGATCGGCATGCTCTTGAGCATGGCACGATTGCACTGCAAGAACTGGCTGCCATCGCGACTAAGTCGTTCGCCTTGCCCCAAGATCACGGATTCCAAGCTGTATTTTACTGGACGATCTACTATGAGATCCACGTATTCTCCCTCGCCCACTCCTAGAGTGATGAAGTGTATGTACTTCTGTCGATCTCTGCGGAACACTCGGCTGTTGGCCACAATTCCCGCGAACTGGTATTTGTCTAGATAGAGATTCCTCACGCCCATGCCAGGCAAGAACCCGGGGCTGTTCCAGCAACCATGCTCAAGGAACGATTCCACGGGATCTTCCGTGATCCAATTGCCAAATCCCAGTTCACGTAGATCCCAGCCCGCACGTTTGGCTTCGTTGCGATAGACCCAGCGTGCATATGAACCTTGGCAGTGCTTGAGAGCCGCCCGCCAGAACTCTCGGGGATTGTGCGCCTTCTGCCAGGCCAGGGCCCAGATCAAGCGGCCAAGGTTCACCGCATGGGCCCGGCACAGGCCAAAGCCCGCTAGGCTCTGCATCTCCTGATAGATTTCATACTTGTGGGGATGATCGCCCAGCCTGGCCATGAACTCCATGACCTTCTCTTCGTTGCGTTTGGCGAACGCACGGCGATACATGTCGGCTTCATAGGCGTTGACACTTATGAGCCGCATGATCTTTTCTATGGCATCATCCTCGCACACTATGGCCGATTCTTGCACGGTCTTCTTGGTCCAGTCATGGAAGAATGACGCTTTCTTGCGCCCTTCCACGGCCACTGGTCTGACCAGCGCAGTGGCGAACACGCAGTCATCCACTGATGTGGGTCGGATTGCCCGGAACAGGCGCCGCATGGCCGGACTCTCGCCTTGCGTGACTCCTAGGACATCTCCACGCTGTAGCAAGTCCGCGGTGAGCTCATCAGTGCGTGGATACTCGTGTATCATGCGAGTAGGATCAATCTCCATCAGCTGGCTAAGTCCACGGTTGGCCAGGATATCGACCTTGAGGTGCTCGAGATCCTCCACTTCGTTCTTGTCCAGGAGTATGAGATTGTCCGCACGGAACAGGCTCTGGGGCAACTTCCTGTCAAACACTATCACGCCGCCGCAGTGTTTTGACAGGCAGCGTTTTTTACCGATCAGTTTGCGTTCGATCCTGAGGGCTTCTTCTGGATCCACGCCCAATTTCCCATAATCGATATCGCGTGGAAGGCGTCCTCGAGCACCCAGGCGTTTGGCAGCTTCGCGGCGGGCCGATCGTTCTTTGTACATCACGTAGTTGGATATGCGCGCGGTCCTGCCCGGCCATGCATCAAATATACGCTGCATGGCCAGTGCCTGCTGATGATGTGGTACATCTATGTCTACGTCCGGGAGATCGTCCCGGAAAGGATTGAGGAAGCGAGCCAGGGGTATGCGCCACTCTATGGGATCCACGTCCGTGATCGCCATGAGATAGCAGACCAAGCTGGAGCCGGCTGATCCTCGGGTCATGTGTGGTATGTCCTGATTGAGATCTAGCACCCTGCGTATTTTTAGGAAATAATCCGTGAATCGCTGATCAATGATTATGGCGAATTCTTCCGCCAGTCGATCTTGATATTCTGGTCCCGGGGAACAGGGCCTGCGGAATTCTGCCAATAACTGTTCTATCTGTTGTAATTCTGTCGCCATAATGTGTGCCTTTAAATATGCCTAGGGAGATATTTACGAGTTTTGGTCAGCTCCTGCCAATAAATAATCGCAAGGTCATAACGATAATGCAAAAACGCAC